ACCAAGAGCAGCTTTAGCCCATGCAACAGCGTTATCTTTCGTAATATCTGCATAAGCGGTAAACGAACCACTGTCAGCTTCAGCAAGCCCTACAGCACCATAAGAAGAGCCAGTATGTTCTACAGCAGAATCACCACTTCCTACAGTTTCAGAGTCACTAGCAGTCCAGTGAACAGTAGTTACGACATCAGATAAAGAGCCTACAGTTGTTGTTGCATCTAAAGCAACGACATCCCAAGTAACAGCCATAATAATTTTTAAATAATTTGATTATATATTAAGTGTTTTCTTGTTCAGAAACACCATCAACTTTTTTAAGACCTTCAACCAATTTTTGATTTCCAATAATTTTTGTTGTCAGTTGATTTAACTGTTGTTGTTTTGCCTGTATGTCAGATTGGATTTGCTGTGCCTGTTGTATATCAGAATCAAGAATAGATTTTGTTTCTTCGTAAAGTTCCTGTGGGGTCATAAAAATCTTATATGTAAACGTATTATACTAAGCAGCTTCAAGAGCTTCAACCTTACCTATAAGTTCCTGTACAGCAGCAACTAAAAGAGGTACAAGTTTACTTTGATCTATTCCTTGTGGTTCTATTGATCCATCTTCTTTGACTGCATCTTTATCTCCAGAGATAGCCTCTGGAACTGCTGTCACTTCATGTGCAAAAAAACCGTCAACTGTTGTACTTGGATTAACTTTAAAATTAAATCTATATGGTTTCAAAGTTTTTAATCTTGTAATTCCATCAGAAATGGCAATGGCATTTTCTTTTAATCTGTAATCAGAAGAAGTATTGTATTGAGTAGCACTGTTATTGGTTTTTATAGTTCCAACAACTGTTCCACTTCTTTCAAAACTTACAAAAGAACGAAATGTTGAATCAATATTAGAAGTTCTATCTAATACTAAAACACCATGTCCACTTGTATCCTCTTGTATTGTAGTTTTATGAGAACCATCAGGAGAAGTTGTACCTATACCTACGTTTCCAGCATTATCAGCAAGAATGACATTATTATTACTACTTTCAAAAAGAACATGATTATTAGATGGAGTACCTATTGCAAAACGACCATTACTATTGATTGATCTAATATCAAATTGTTGCCCTGATCCACCTGTACTAATTAAACTCAATTTAGCAGTGTCACTAGCCTTAGTTATCGCTACATCACCATTTACATCAAGAGTTGATGCTGGACTTGATGTACCTATTCCAACTCGACCAGACGAATCTATACGCATAGCCTCTAATGGATTACCAGCAGCAGCAGTAAAAAATACTATTTGTCCATTGTCTTTATTTGTCGTATCATCACCAGCTTGCATCACCATTCTTGCTACATTAGTTCCATTCCAATGTCCTCTAAATTCTGCTAAATGTTGACCATCTGAAGAACGGTTAGAATCTCCAACAAATATTGCAGGGCTGGCATCATTTGAATTTAATTTTATCTGTGGACTTGAACTGCCTGCAACATTAAATATTGTTGTAGGATTTGTCGTGCCTATACCAACCTTTTGGCTTGAATCTATGTGCAAAGCAGCATTTCCAACTGTTTGTAACTGCAAAGCATTAGCAGTTCCATTTATTCTTGGAATACCTGTACCGGTAGGAGTTAAATTTATTCTTGCCCCTATATTTGTACCGACAGCCGTAAGACGTAAAACATCATCAAAACCACTGTTCCCTAAAATATCTAATCCATAACCATTGGCAGGAGCTACGTTTATACCAATACCACTTTGACTAGCATCAAGCATAAAACAATTAGCATTAGTATCACTTTCAATTCTAAAATCTACATCTGCACCAGAATCATTAAAAATAGTATTATCACTACTAATATTAAGTCTAGAAACACCTGTTGTTGCAAAATTTATTTGATTAGTTCCTGCCGAAAATATACCTGTATCTAAATCATCTCTAAAAGCTAATGCAGGGGTACTTGCAGAGCCATCTTCCAGTGTAAACGTACCATCTAATTTAAATAGCTCTACCCAACCATCATTTGCTGTATTACGCATTTTAAATAAATTATTCCCAGTATCAGCCCAAAATGTATATGCTTGTCTGTATGGTGGTTCGGCAGCACCACTATTCATCGTTAATATCGCATCATATATCTCATTTATATCGGCTCTCACATTCGCTCCTGTGGAGTTATCTACAACATAATTTCCACCTGTAGGTACTTGTGCCATTTCCTAATCCAAAATTTTCTCTAAGTATATCCTAAACCAACACTAACTACCACGTCCGAAACCTGTAGCAGCATATTTGAAATTCCTGTTAACAAAAGTTTCATTTCCAGAAGTATCTCTATTTTTAACATTTATCGTAAATCCTGTTGAAGTAATACTTTGAAATGTGAAAAAGTCACCAGCCTGTGCATTTTCTATTGTTATTCCTATTGAAGGTAAAACAGAATTAGCAGTGACACTTGTTCCTGACTGACCTGTGAAAAAACTATTTGTAAATGTAACTGACTTTGTAGAAGTACCTGATGCAATAAATCCACCAGTTGTAGCGGCTGCATTACCAAGACTTGTTTCTGTTCTACTTTCTAATTCTGCTGTATATCCAAGTTGATCTATTTCTATAGATTGTGCTGGATCGTCTGAATCCATTTCACATCTAAATTTAAATCCTCTAGCAACATAAACACCATTAACAAAAGGATTAAATTGTGTAAAGTTAGCTCCATAAGTACAAGCTGTTCCACTTGAAATGGTGGCACTTGTAGTCGAAGTTACAGTAAATGTATTATCTGTTTTTGATGTGATTTCATAGTTGCCATCCGTAGCAGAGCCAGCAGTAAATGTAATTACAACAAAATCACCAACAGAATAGCCATGTGCAGTTTTACTGATTGTAATGGTTGTTCCACTCTGCCCATAAGTAACGCCTGAAGAAACCACTAAATCAGGATCTAAATCAGTGGTCGCGACTAATAAAGAAGCTCCTACATTAAATGCTGTAGCTGCATCAAAATCAGTCCATTTATCGATATTAGCTGTCCTTCTATCAATCAAATCATTAGGATAAAAACCTTGAGTTACAAAATGTCTGCGTAATCTTAATGGTTGTTTTCCTCCTAAATCTAAAGTATTAGCAAATTCATAAGAACCACCAGTAATATCAACTGCACCAATAAAATCAAAATCAGAAATAGCATCAAAATCTGGTTCATCATCAAGTGTTATAAGTGAACCAAGAACAAGACCATTTACATCATCACTAAAAAAACAATCAACTTTTGCTCCCTGAAAAGCTGGGTTATCTAAATCTTCTCTATCTTCTAAAACTGTTAATTTAGGGAAAGCATTAGGCACTGTTTGTAATACTGTGATAGAGGCATCACCCGAACTTAAACGGCCACCATCATCCCTGAATTTTAGGTGATAAGTTCCATTTACAATATTTGGGACAATCGACTCGCTGACGTTTCCACTCAATGCAGGTAAAACATCAGTTGAATTAGTAAAAGTTGAATTACTTGTTAAATTAGAACTACGAATTACTACGTTTCCACCATGCAATACATCAATATCAGTAGATTTATCAAAACGTAATCTTACAAACTGGTCTGATAATGGTTCGATTCTTAGATTCTGCACATCACCAGGTAATGCAGTTTTACCAACAGATGTAAATTCTATTTCATTTGGTCTTTCACTTAATTTATTTATTGCATTTATAGAAAATACTCTGACAACAAACTTACCATT